CGCTTGACCAAGCTGAGAGATACTTGATTGAAAGTCACCTGAACTCTTCACGGCAACGCCGAGGCCGGCTGCTGCGGCAACACCACCAGCTAGGAGTCCAGCTCCCATCGTCTTAGCGAACGAAGCGAACGCCTGGTCAGCCTTCTTAGTTGCGGCCTCACTCTTATCCAGTTCACTAGACACACCTCTAATCGTTTTAGATGCGTTGTCTTTTGCTGAGATGAGTATTGATATTGAGTTAGCTGCCATGCAGGTGTATTTTTGGGCTTTATGCGCCTTCCTATTTATAATTTAACATGGCGTCTTTACTCGTCCTATAGCGGTTTATTTCTTCGAGCTTCGGCTTGCTCTTTAGCGCTTTCAAGGTTCCACACTAAGTAGGCAAAGTTGATCGCCTCTATAGGCTCGTTAGCGAAGTCCTGATAGCTCATGTGGAATTGCTGCCGGTATCTGAAGCCGTTGAGTTCTTCTACCAACGCTGACGGAACATTCGAAAGACCTCTGACTATGAGGTTTCTGAGGTGTTCTCGGGTTTCGTAGGCTCTGGATTCGTCTCTACTTCCCTCACTGAATCTTTTGGGTCGTCGTACTGCGCCCCCGTTATATCAGCGAATATCTTGCTGATGGCTGAAGCAGGCATGTTTTCAAGGTCTTCAGGCTCGTAGTCAACGAGCTGCTTCTCCCCTGCTTCGTTGATGATCTTCACCTTGCCGCCGATGATATGTGACTTGGTCACGGAGACAATCACCTTGAAGGCTGACTCGTCGTCATCAGGTGTCTCCATATCCTTCATCTTCAGTGAGTCGGCATAAGTGACCGGCATCCATTCAACATAGCAATCGCTATCCCAGCCATCGAAGCCATCAAGCGTAGTTATCTTAGTAATTGCCAGTTGTCGGGCCATTGAAGTTCTCCAGATTATTTAGTGACTTCATTTAAGCACGACAGAGGTGTTGAGTAAAGGCTGTGAATAATCGTATTGACAATTATTTACGATAAGCTCATAGTGCTAAACACAAACTAAATGGAGAACGCAGTATGAAAGAACAATCAAACGGAAGTAGAGCGATCAAGGCAGTACTAATACTTATCGGGATATTCCTTGTCCTAGCTATCATCGGAGCAGCCGGAGACGCGGAAGAGTCAGCACCGACGCCGTCAGTCACGCCGGTAGCGGCTGAGCAAGAGGTAAAAGCCAAGCCAGAAGCCCCGAAGACATGGCAGACGGTGGCTGAACTGAGCGGTACGAACACCAAACGTGGTGAAGTCTTTGCACTGACCGGCGCACAGGCGCGGCTCACCTATGAGACAGACGGACAGGAGTACTCATTCGTCTCGGTCTACATCGTGGAAGCTGGCGACAGCTTGGATGAGAGCGGTGGTTTCCCTGAAGTATCAGCCGGAGAAGGTACTGGTGAAACAGTCCTGGTCAACCCTGCTGGCAGCTACTACCTAGACGTGAATGGCTATGGCGGCTGGACTGTCAAGGTCGAGGAGCTGAAGTAATGAGGGAGATCAGATACCGCGCTTGGGACAAGAAAAACAAAAAGATGCTGTCATGGCGGGATCTCTGCTGGAATAAGGAAGCCTTCGTCTGCTCGCTGGTGAGAGAAGGCAACTGGATTCCTATGCAGTACACCGGTCTCAAGGACAAGAACGGTGTGGAGATTTACGAGGGAGACATCCTCGAGTTTTTATACGCACAGCCACATGGCGATCGAGAACTAGAAAGCGATGAGGTGACGTTTGACGACGGTCAATTTAGGCTTTGCGAATGGCCTCTGAATGAATGGAACAATAATAGTAGGATCGTCGGCAACATCTACGAGAACCCTGATTGCTGAAAAGCTAAGACAAGCAAAAGACCCCTAGTGACGGGGTCTTTTGCTATTGGTGGTTACTACGCCGCTTGGTAAGTTGCGCGTGTATTGCGAAGAACGGGGACGATAGAAGAGTTAGTCGATGTATCGAACTCACAGTAGAACTGAACGGTGGCAGTGACGGTGTTGTCACGGTCAGCTGATCGTTCTAGCTCACGGTAGCGAGCCTTAGACGCTGTGAAGGTAACGCCTTCATCTTCGTTGTCGAGCATGATGCTCAGAGCCTTACGTGTGTTTGCAAGGTAGTCCTCTTCAAGCTGCGTATCAGTCAGACGAACCACGAACTCACCGCGAGCTTCAAAGACACCGCGATCATATTCAGGTGTGTCGCTCGTACCGAGTGGATTGAAGGCTTCAGAGCTTCGTTCCAGCGTCAGCTGCAAGCTTTGCGCGTTGACCACTGGAGCTGCGCCCAGGCTGGCAATATCTGCCGCTGTCTTGAGCGTGATGTGCTTGCTGGTGAACTCTTTTTCAGTAGTGAAGGCGACTGTCTCTGTCGAGCTAGTACCGGCGCGAGCTTTGATAGCTGCGCTCATTTCGACCCATCCGCCAGCTTCAGCGCTGATCTCCAGGCTGTCTATGACGCTGTAGCTGAACCGTTGGCTACCGAGTGGAGTGCTGCGCGCAACCGTCAGCGCAGTAGGGATGCTCGATTGCTTAGTACTGAAGGTGTGCGGGTAAAGGCCTGTAGTCGCATCTGCTGCACCAGTGCTCACCGTGCCGAACATACCGAGTAGGAAGAAGCCGAAGCTATCGACGGTGACTTTGCCACCGATCGTTCCCTCAGCCCATCGTGAGCTGACTTCACTGTCATTGACGCGATCAACAACGCCCATAGCGCTTTCGTTTTCAATGACGTTTGTCTTTGGCTGAATACTCTGGTCGAGCCATCGCACCCATGTCTGAGGTGCTACCGCTGTACCTGGCGTTGCTTCAATACCAACACCGATAGCCTCTCTACGGCCTATATAAGGATCACTTGTTGCCATCACCTGCCTCTGCTTTCTTGTTTACTTGTTTTAGCTTCGCCTCAACACGGGTCAAGTCCTCAGCTTCTACTTCACCGTGATTCGGGACGAAATAGCGACGCTTAGGGGTAATGACTCGCTTGGCGATTGTCTTTTTTGACTTTTCTTCTGTTGTCTTAGCCATGAGTTTATGGTAAATCAATACGTCTTTTATTTAAATAGCGGAATTGTCAGTATCGACTGAGTATTCAATAGGAAAGGTGACATGACCTTCGGCGGTAAGGTCAGCGAAGCCATCACTAGGCGCGACACGCGGGTTGATGCCGTATTCAACTGTCATCGAGTTAGCCAGGGCCGTCACGCCGTCTAAGGCATGATGACGCAGTGCTTTTTTGACTGTCTGATCGGCGTATCGGCCAGTTTGAGGATCACGAGCGGCGATGAAGTCACGGATCTTTCGCTCGGTCATGTTCAGTGGATCGACTCGATCACCTGTCCAGTCGTCCCGCTTGTTGAGCACCACCTTTATCGTGAGTCGGTCTTCGACATCGTCTTGGCTCATCGCGCCCTCCTGAGTCTCGTCACTGGTCTGGGTCACGATGATTGCGGGGAGATTGAATAAGGGAATCGCTTCAGGATCGCCGTCGTAGTAGGTCTTGAAGGATTCACCAAAGGTGTCCTTCATCAAGACGATCATCCGCTGCACGTTGTCTTCGTAGTTAGCCATCAGATAAGCCCCTGCTGATCCATCTGAGTAGTCAGATCAGACACGATGTACTTCACGATTCGGGCTGCACGCTGGTCATCGATATGCATCATGACGCGCTGCGGTACTCCCCTGCCGTCCTGGTGGTAGTCGAAGTACTCCGCTTCATTCCAGAGGCTGGTCGTCAGCTGAGTGGACTTGTGTCTGAACGAGCGGTTCATAAGACCGGTCCGAACCAGCGGAGGGCGACCAGGGAACTTTCGAGCTTTCAGGGCCGCATAGTTGTCGCTTAGCGCCGGCCATGATTTGCCGAACACCTGACCACGGGAGGCAAAGACTTCACCGGAAAAGAATCGCGTCAGGTATAGCCCTGTCGCCCCCATCGATCTAGAGAGGTTGAGCTGTGAGCTTGCGAAGTTACGCAGTTTGGCTGCGAGTTCCTTGCTTCCTTGCACGGTGACGACGATGTCAGCCATTTAGAACCGTTGCCCTATGTAAAACGACCGGGGCGGCTCATCGTTCGGCCACCCGCTCACGGTGTCAGAGTTAGCGAGAGAGTTGCCATCGGCATCAGTCAGAGTGACGTCGCGGTGTTTGTAGGCTTCTATTGCATTCCGGGCCATAGCGAGTTGCGCCTTGCTACTTCCTGTCTCGCCGTACGCATTGATGAGCAACATAGCGGCGGCCAGTTTGATCGTGAGAGTTCTGACGATCTCGGGAACAGGAATGAATGGCACGGTGTACGCACCGGACAGTGAAGCGTTGATCTCGCTCTCTGCGTTGCGGCGCTGTAGTTCAACATCGCTGTCAGGAAGGTTTGTCGCGTTCTCGAAGCCTGCTTCTTTACGGATCTCGTTGAGGCTCGCGTAATGGCCGAAATCATCACCGCGTCGTGCATCGAAGGCGAGTAGGTCTGTCTCTTCATTCGTTAGAGGGTTGAAGTAGGTGTGGCGATACCAAAAGGCGCTTGAGCCGGTCGAATCCCGGTAGTAGGTCGAGGGCTGGTCTGGATCGATTAGGCGAGTCGCAAGGACGGTGAATGAAGCTGCAGCTGGAACTGACCCATCAACATCAACCGCTCGGTAGATATGGATTGAGTCACCAAGTACAGCTGTGACTGCCTCATAGCGTGCGTGAGCGCCTTTGAGTGCTTCGGACAGTGTCACAGTCGTCTCACCGTCTACTGTCGCTACGACGGCTCTCTCGTTGCCTTCACGACTGAGATGACCAACGTAGATCACCTGTCCGTCAGTAAATCCTTGAGTGCTACTGAGTTCGAGGGTTAGTGATCCAGCTACATAGTCAGCTAAAAGCTCACTGCGTTCAACAATGTTGATTGGATGGAATGAATCTACTCGTATCGTTGTAGCCATGTCTGTCCTTATTTAAGCACCACTCGATCACAATTAAAAGAGCGCCCTTTTCGGACGCTCTCGTTTGTGTCTGGACAACTCGCTATTTTGGCTTGTTGTCCGCTTTGGTTGCTGTTTTCTTCACAGCGCCTTTGATCGTGTTGGTCTTGTTCTCAACACCAGCGAGGCGAACCGCGCCAGCGTCGATCAGCACCTTCACCACTGATTCAGGCCCCTCGAAGGTGTCACCCTTCGAGTAGCTCTGGCCGTCGTGGCTGATTGGAGTAAGAACACGAGCCTTCATGACTAGACCGCGTTCTTGATTAGTCCGTAGACATCGGTAGAGAAGATCACCTGGTCGAAGTAGTCGTTGTTGCGAACGTACTCACCCTTTGGATCTCGGCTATCCCATTTGTCTACATACTTGCCGTTCTTGAGTCGGAGTGTGTAGCCACCGTTTACTTGGCGAAGACCTGGAGTCGGAGTCAAGTAAGTGATCAGAACGTTGCCGCCCCAGATGTCTACTACGTCGGCAGATTGACCTTCAGCGGTGAAGCTCGCCATCGATTTACCGATGATGATCTCCGTAATGCCGAATGGTGCCAGCAAGTTGAGGATCTCAGCTTTACCGATTGAGCCGCCCTGGGCGTACTTGAATCGTTCGATGATCTGCGGGTGACCGATAAGAGCCATCCAAGCGTTCCAGCTGAACATGATGGTGTTCGGCAGCTTGATCGCGTTGCCGCGGAAGGCGACGATGCGATCTTTGATGTTCTTAAGTGGGTCAGACGAGCTGTCAGTCCATTGGCTTGTGCCAGACAGAGTCTCGTTGTTCAAGATAACGCTGATGTCCGTAAGGATCGCAGCTGCATCAGCTTCTTCGGCGATCGCCATCTGTTGGTTCAGGAAGATCACTGTGTC